AGTTCCTGTGCCATCTAATTGATACCATGCTTTAGCAACACCATTAAAAAGATAACTTGTATCAATAGACTTCTCTGTATTCGTATTAGCTGAATCAGATGTTGTTAATGTATCAAATGCTATTGTTCCGTTTGCCATTATGCGAGGTCTCCGTGTACTGTACACATTAATGTTTCAGCATCTTCATCTGAAGCATTATCTGGTCTATTAGTTGATATTCTGAAACTGCCTACTGCGTGTGCTGTATCATGGTCATTTTGATAACTTGAACAATACAAATTTTCAGTAGAAGAGGCATCTCTTTGTGTATGACTTCCTATTGAATAATCATTATTGTTCATATCATTGTTTATTGCAAAACTGTAGTCTCCAGTCCCATTATCAGTTGTACCACTTATATTAAAACTATCTCGTGTTGCAATAGTTCCTGTTCCATTTAAATTAACCCAAACCTTTGCTAAACCTTGTTGTAAGTTCGTTGTGGTAGAACCACCCTCTCCTGTAACAACAATGCTACCTGCTGAAGTTGTACCTGTTAAGGTGTTTGTCTTTAAGGTACTCATGCTAGGTCTCCACTAACTTGAACTCCCAAATCACCAACATCAAAAAATGTAAAAACACCTGAACCAGTAACATAAGCTTCATCTACCTCTACCGAAGATGTAGTTCTAGAATTTGTTACACTAACTCTAGGGTTTTGACTTGTACCATTGTGAGAAAATTCAATAGTATTTACAGAGCTATAATTAGCATTAGACATATTACTAGTGAAGTTTAATCCATAGTCACCTGTCCCATCGTCATCGCCACTAGATATATTGAAGCTATCCTCTAAATTGGCTGCGGCATCTATACCTGCCCATGCCTTTGTAAGACTTTGTACTAAATTTTTTGTAACACTTGTGCCACTATCAGACTCATACACAGATGTATTCTTAACTCTTATGTCTGTCCCTAGTGAACCACCAGTCTTTCGTATTGTATCTACAAATATTTCACTCATACTGTTACGAGCCTTCCACCTGATTCTATTGTCAATGTTACACCACTTGTTATTGTAAGAGGTCCTGTAACGTTTGCATTTTCGGTTGCAAGTATTGTTATGTTTGCACCTAATGATTGTGCGTTAGTTCTAAACAATCCACCACCTTTGAAGTTACCCTTGTTCTCTGCTGCAGGAGTAATGTTGCCACCTGCTAACTCCAAAAAATATACAAAGATATTGTTTGTACCACTGGAAGGAGCTGCACTAAAAGTAAGAGTAGACCCATCAGGAATAGTATAAGCAGAGCTATCCTGAACAACACCATCAACTGATACAAGTATGTCTTGGACATTTGAGATGGTTCTACCTAATGCGAATGTAGTGTCACTTCCATCACCATTAAATCTTACTACGGCAGGTGAAGATTGAAAGTTTGCAGGAAGTGGATTACCTACATATCCCATTATGTAATCTCCATGATGGACAGTGCTATGTCTGTCGCACCTGATGCTGTTAATTTTAATACGTCTGTTGTTTCCATAACTACTTTGTTTCCTGCAAGTAATTCAAGAGATGAACCTGAAGGTATAGGAGCATTGGTTACCAACTCAACGTCTTGATTTGCTTCGTTGTTAGCACCTGCTCTATTTGATGTATCCGAACTTAAAGTAACTGTTGCAGTAACTTGACTCGTTGTTGTATTACCAAGCATAATTCCTAACACCACTGTTGTTGTAGAACCTGCTACCGTATATATAACATCTGCACTGGTCACCCCTGCCTTAGTTACCACTTTAAATGTGTTTGCCATATTATTATCCTAACGCTATAGCAAGTGCTGTTGGATCTTCTGACGAGAAGCCTGCACTTGTTAGATATGTTTTAACATCTGATAATGCAACCTGTTTCATTGTTCCATTGTCGTTTGTCACTACTCTGTCTGCATCAACTAACGTTGTAGAAGAAGCAGATGTATCACCATCCATGATATTTAATTCTGTTGCAGTTGCAGTAGCACCATCTAATATATTTAGCTCTGCAGCAGTTGATGTAATAGATGTCCCTGCAATCTGTAATGTCGTTGCGTTTACTTCACCACTAGAACCATAGATAACTGCTTTACTGTTTACTATTGTACCTGCAGATGAACCATCAACTAAATTTAACTCTGAAGCAGTCGATGTTACTCCATCAAGAATGTTAAGCTCAGAAGCTGTAGATGTAACACCATCCAATATGTTTAATTCTGCAGTTGAAGATGTTACACCATCAAGTATGTTTATCTCTGTTGCAGTTGCAGTAACTGCTACATCTTCGTTTATCTTTGGACTTGTTAATGTTTTGTTTGTTAGTGTTTGTGTAGCTATTTCTGATACAAGAGTTGAGTTACCATCTTTAGGTAATAGCATCACGTTAGTTATGCCTAAATCGTGTGCTTGTGCTTGGATTGATTGTCCATGACTATTGCTTTCACAGTTTAATGTAATTTTTCCTTGATTAGTATTTCCTTTTATAACTACATGACCTGTACCGTTAGCAGCAAGTTCAATGTCAGCATTTGAAGTAGTGACAATATCGTTACCGTTCAAATCTAAGTTACCACCCAACTGAGGTGTACTATCTTCTGATACATTTGATATAGCACCTGATGTAGCAAGTCCTGCTACGATTGCACTTCTTGTAATTTTTTTAAGACCACCACCTGAAGTATCTACTGCTACGAAGACATCATCGTTAGCTACAGAAGATATCTCAGATAAGTCACCTACTGCTATAGAGTTAAAGTTTGTGCCATCTGCAACGAGTAAATTACCTGCAGTGTTTGTACCCATAGTGATGTCGTCACCTGCAACTGTCAAGTCACCTGTGATACTTAAATTTCTAAAGCCACTTATATCTTTGTTAGAATCTACTATAACTGCTTTTGATGCAGATACTGTGCCTGCTGTTATACCGTCTACTAAGTTAAGTTCTGATGCAGTAGATGTAACACCATCAAGTATATTTAATTCTGCACCAGTGGCAGTAATTGCTGTGCCACCTAATGTTAATGATCCTGATACATCTAAGTTACCGTTGAGATCAACTGTTGTGGCCGCAAGCTGTATCTCTGTATCTGCAACAATGTCTAGTTGTCCGTCCGTACTGGAATTGATGTATATTGCTGTATCTCTGAATTGTAGCTTCTCTGTAGAAGCGATAAGTATGTCGTCACTAAACTCGAAGTAATCTTCATCTTCCATCCATTTTAGTACACCGTCTGATGTTTCACCATCAAAGGTAATTGTTATATCTGTTCCTGCTGTCCCTGCACCGAATGTAAGTGTGTTGTCTAACAACTTACTTATAGGGCCACCCTCATTGGCTGTGCCATCATGGGTGTGTCCTGTAGTTGCTTGGAAGGCTGCTAATAACTGATTAAACTCATCATTGGTATGAGCCGCAGTTATTACGTCTCCGTCAGTATAGGAAGATTGTCTGGTATAGGTTGCTCCCATTTATCTTCTAGCTCCTAATTGATATTCTAATTGAAATCCTTTTAATGAATAAGGTGCAGTTGTTCCCCCATCATTTACTCGTAAAGCTACTGCAAAGCCAGATCCTTCTACTGGTTGCCTTACCAAAGGTTGTGATGCACCTCCGTATGTCCCTGATGCAGATGATGCTGAACCGTAGGTTGCAGTGCCATATATGGCTGCTATGTCACTAGAGTCTAAAGGATATGCTGCAGGTCGTGCAGATTCTCTACTCTCATAATCATACCGAATAAATAGGTCTGCGTCAATAGAAGATTCAGGTGCGTAGTTAACTATTACCCTTTGCATGTTTTTTCGTATCCCCGGATCGTTCATTGTTAGATCAGGACTACGGTATCTTCCAAGTATAGCCGTGCCATCAAAATCATTGCCTGACTCTTGTCTGTACACAAATCCATCACCTGATCCATGTATAGCTATGACGTTACCTGAAGATACAAATGTATCTGTTGCTGTAGGTCGTATGCCTTTTAACTCAGCAAACTCAAACTGCTGTCCTCTAAGCACACAGATAACTCCACCTGTTGCATTTTCTGCAACACCATTTTTTGTAAAAAATATTCTGTACTGTGTCTTCTCAGGTATCACTATCGATGTGAAACTACCTGCATCTGATAAGTTGGTGTCAAAGATAGATTGCACATTAGAACTAATCGTACCCAACTCAACGTCACCAATTCTTGCAGTACCTGCAATGGTACGTAATCCGTCAGGTCCTAAGAATATTAAGTCGCCTGCAAATTCTTGTATAGTCTGTCCGTTTACACATCCTATGTTTCTTGTTACAGGTTTTACTGCAAAGTCACTAGAACTTGATCCTGTCATTTGAAATATTCTGTTTTCACAAAATATAAATAAATTATCACGGAATACTTTAAGTCCTGTTACTGTGTCATCTACTTTTACACTGCCTGCACCAGAGCCACCACTAAACGCATCTTCATCAAACGGTTGACTGAATATAACCTCTTGTGGTGTACTAGACTTGCCTGCATAAAACATATGGTCTTTAAATGCAGTAACAAACTTAGCACCTGATACAGAGCTTTCACTTACATCTGTTGGACTGAATGATGTGTTAAATACTGTGGGTGCGTTGTTGCCATCCACAACAATTAACTTATCGTTACCATCAAAGTTAAATCTTTCAAAATCGTATGTGCTTGCACTGGTTCTGCCAGTATCTATCTCTGTCCAACTTGATCCACCTGCATCTGCAGTAAATATTTTTTGACCTCTTGCTGCAACAACCTTTGAACCAAAAGTTGCAACCATTAATACTTCTTCACTTGACGCACTTGTTTCTGGTACAACAGCAGTTACATACTTACTAAAACCAGTTATTCTTCTGTATCCACCTTCGATGTCAGGTTCAAAATTAAGTAGCTCAAGAGCTTGACCGGGTTTCATTATAAATGTAGATTGATTAAGAACTAATCCACCTTCGC